CCCAAGGCTGTGCATCGTATGTTGCCATTGGTTCGGGCCATTCTTCTAAAGGAATGTCACCAACCAATGCGGTAATTGGCATTCGCGCCCACATTGCGCCACCATGAACAGTGTCTTCTTCTGCGCCTTCAGCTTCACTCCCGGTGAATATAACCTGAAAACTCAAACATCTGTTCGGCATAGTTGTTACGCCAATAACCATAGCATGCAGGAATTCGCCGTGATAATCCTCATGATTGTGAGTATATTCACGACGAACCCATGCTTTAAAGTAAGGTACGTTGCTATGTAAATATGGCATATTCTATTTTTTAACTATCTTATAGCCTGTGGGGAGTGCTGCTCTTGCAGCAGCAAGTGATTTTTTACCGCCAGTTGCACCGCCCTTTTTCATCATCATGGGCTTTTTCATCCCACCAGTTGCGCCACCCTTCATCATGCGTCTGGGCTTTTTCATGCCGCCTGCGGCTCCACCCTTCATCATTCTTTTTACTTTTCCACCACCACGGTAGCCTTTTTTCTTCATAGCCATGATAATCTCCTTATGATTGGCTAACCGCACCCTTTGTGCGCTTTCTTTTGTTGTTCATAACTTTGCCGCATCCCCTTGCTATAGCAGAGCCAGAAACCCTCTTGCCGTTAAATTTACGTTTAGATTTAGGCTCAATAATGCCACCATTTTTAGCAAACTTTACTTCAGCAGCTTTTGTATTTTTTACATTTGTTTTACCAGTTCTGCCTTCTTTTTTCTTCTTTTTTGCAGTAGAAGCTAACTGACTTTTAGATAAACTATTGGCTTTGCTTCTAGGTAAGCAACGGTCTGGATTTTTTTTATCTTTAGAAGTACCGCACTTTCCCTTGATCTTTCCATCAGTGCCAACACGAACCCAATCTTGCTTTACCCAGTCTTTAAGAGCGCCCATTACGCCTTCTTTCCTTTACCTTTACCCTTAGCTCCCTTAGCGTAGTTCGGGTCTTTGCAATACTTAGATGCAGCCATATTCGCATAAGCAGAAGGGTACGTGTCAAAAGTCCTTTTTGCCCAAGCTTTTCCAGAAGCACATATCTTGCTCCCTTTTGATTTTGGAGTAGCCGCTCCACCTCTTTTAAAGTAAGTTAGCCCCTTCGGAACGCCCTTAATCTTTCGCGGCGGCTTTGAAATCTGTTGACTCATCTGGCTTCTCGACATTGCCATAAGTTCTCTCCATACCAAGCTTTATAAATTCTATTTGAGCAGCCATAACCTCTGTGCGCTTATCAACAGAGATAAGTGTTTCAGTGGTCCAAGACGCCCAATTGTACGAAACTGCGCCAATAATTCCAATGGCAGTAGCTGCAACTCCCATAATTATTTGCTTTTCTAACATTTCCACCTCCTCCGCGCTTGGCGCAAACGTGAATTGGGATTCTTAGCTGCTTTAGGAAACTTTTTCATTTGGCCTGCTGAACGTGCGCAGAACGACTTACGCCGCTTTGCATCCTTGCTGCCCTTTTTAACCTTACCAGTAACAGCGGTCTTTAGTTTAGAGCCGGGATTTTTACGCCTGTAAGCCTTTACACCAGCCTTAGTCATTCCCGCCCCAGATTTAGTGGGACGGAAGTTCTTTTTATTACGTTTAGGCATTTTTCCCTTAGAAGTAGCCAACTTGCACCTCTAAGACAAAAAGATCGTCAATTGATTGCTACTTCCTGTAAACGCACTAACAAACGCACCACCTGTAGCAAGTAATCCGTCATCTGGAATATTTAAGTGATGCAAGCCTGTCGGAAAAGTTTGTGTAAGTAGCGTAGCACCTGTACCGCTTCCATTTTTTATTGTAAAAGCTCCTGCTGCGTCTGCAAATATTACAACTTGACGAATGCGTGAACGTGCGGGGCCGACAAGGGCCGCAGCACTTCCTTGTGTGTAATTAAATGCTTGTACTGGACCTGCCATACTAGCCTCCTATTAAGGTTGAACGGCAGTGTTGAACGCTTGTGCATACATTATTGTTATAACAACAGATCCTGCGTTACATGCCGCACTTGAAGTGGCTGTTAGTTTTAAATCTGATGCGCCAGTGTTTTTCCATGTAAGTGTACCACCACCAGAAATACCTAGTGCTTTAATACCTACAGTAGTTCCAGAAGCGAGAGCATTAATGAGAGTTGCCGCACCGCCCACAGTATCACCAACACTAATATTTGTTGTGGTGTTAGCTGCTGTTTCTAAATCAATAATTATGTTTACAATTTTTGAGTTAGCTGGAATCACTACATTTGTGGCTTCCGCTGCAACAGCACCACCAGATATATCCATTACATGTTGTTGAGTCATTACGACATAGCCGACATTCGCTATGTCTGTTCCAACGACAGTACCCGTTGTGTTTCTAATATTACCCGCCCGAATCGGACCTGAAAAAGTAGTAGTACCCATGTTGATCTCCTGTCTGGGTTAGTCAATCGCACCATGCGACTGTCAGGGATAAACAAACTATACACAAGTTTTATTAAAAAGAAAGAGGCGATCCTAAGACCGCCTCTAGAGGAGCTAAAAATGAATAACTCACCTTAACACGAATTAAGCTCCAGTGGAACCAAAAACGCAACGTGGATCAGAAAATCCAAAGCTGTAACGCTCACGCGCCTTAAAACGCATGTTGCCTGTGTCAAAGTCGGCTTCCATGTTTGTCCGCATTGGTGAACGGTCAAAATGCTTAAAGCCGTTTGGCGCATCAGTTTTTAGGAAGAATGCATCAGGATCAGTCAAGAAGTGATTGACTACATATCCTTCAGGGAGCATTCCCATGTTCTTTATCGCGTTAATATCATTGTCAGCAGTGCCAACGCGAAGAGTTGTTTCCAACAAACGATCTGCAACGAATTGCAGTTGTGGTGGAATAATCATCTTCATGCCACGTAGAGCAATGATCATATTGCGTTCATCAACGAATGTTGAAATGTCGATAAGAGCATTTTCAAGCGAAGTTTCGTTAAGGTCAGCATTTACTGTAGGCTCATTGCGGAATGTTCCGCCACCAGCCAACGGGTGTGCAGTAGAGCAAAGCTCAACTCCGTCACCGCCAGTAAAGTTCGCGTTAAACGCATTGTTTAGTGTCGCCGCAGCTTTAACCTGCTTTGAATGCGCCATAGAACGAGCCAAAGCACGAGTATAACGAGCGCCAAGGCGGTCATACAAGTTGTCTTCAACTGCTTCTTCAGTGAGAGCAAACGCTAGTGCCACTGTCTCGTGTGTATAACGAGCAGTGTATGCTTCATTTGCATTGTCAAATTCAACGCCTGAACCTTCGGATTTTGTGGGAGCATTCCCAAATCCGACGAGCATAACCTCTTCTTCAAAAGCACGATCTGATGATTCAGTTTCATAAATCTCAGCATGCTGATTTTCGTAGCGGTCATATTCCATGCCAAACAAGGCATTGAGGCCCGGTTCTAGCTCTTTGACAAGTTGTGAACGTGAAATAGCCATAACTTAGTCTCCTTTACGCTAGACCCACAGTGCCAGCACTGAACAGGTGGTTGTTGATTTTTACGATCACATTTGTGTTCGCGGTGGTTGTGTCGCTATTCTCAGGATCTTGAGAAATATCCATAGCTTTAAGCGCAAGAGCGGCAGTAGTCGCACCAGTTGAAACAGCGATTTCCATACGGGAATTGCCGCTTACTGTACTTCCTACTGGGTTATTATCCACAATATCGAAGTTTCCAAACAAGTCCGTTACAGGGAATGCAGCGTTTGCTTGAATTTCGAAGAATGCACTTGGATCATCAATGACATGACAAAAAATGTCAGTGCCAGTTGCATTAGCAGGCCAATAATTAGAAAATATGACATTTCCGTTAGGATCTACATATTCACAACCATTAAATACGCCCAAGCATAAAGCATTGTCTCCTGCTGCAACACGAACAACTGTTCCACTTGTAGCAACCGTTACTAGGTCGCCTTGGAAAATGTTAGTGTTGTACCCAGAAGCAATACGGTAGCGGTTCTGTCGTTGAGAACTTGTGCTACTTTTTACTGGACGAAGGCCGAAAGGGGCGTCTTGATTCGCCATTTTACCTATCCTTCAGATTTATTACGTGAGCCAAAGCTCACAGATGATTTACGTTGCGGAGCCGATTTAGGCATCGCAGGGTTGTTTTCTCTCATCCAGTCACGATCAACGGCTTCCATTTGATTAGTGGTAACGCCTTGATAGTGCTGTTGCCTTTGGTCTTTTACTTCATTGGGAATGCGCGCAAGAACAAGACCGCCGACACCGATAATGCCTGCGTTGCGCCCTTCATCAACAACTGGACCTATATAATCAGGGAAATCTTCGGATCTAACCAATTCATACCCTTCTTGCCGCCGCTTATGGACGTTAGTTTTATCATCAAATTCCATCACGGATTCACGAATCCAACGATGTGAGTAGCCCAAGGGGGCTTCCGGGGCTTCTAAAGCTGAACCGGGACGCCATACTTTGCGCTCTTCGCGCTCCCGCGTTGTTGTTTCGCGTGACGATCTATCAGCCATGTTAAGCTCTCCGTTTTTCTTCAAGTTTGGCAACTTCAGCGGCATATTTTTCCAGAGGTATGTTTAACCTCTGTGCTAAAGCAACTTGACCTGCATTTAATTCTACGTTCTTCTTCCGCCCTGACTTTAAGGAGCGAGTACCACTCCCGGCAGGAGTGACGGACTGGACGTTTTTCCGCTCACCCTGAAACTTGTTAGGCATTTCATGCCGCATGCGCCTGTCTATCTCAGCGTAATAATCGTCGCTAGTAGGATCAAATCCTTCTTCTGCGACTAAGGTTTCGTGAATAGCCTTAGCAGCACTGGTCATAACTTTATCGCCAGCAGGACCAAACCAAGCATTTTTTCCCATCCAAGACTCAAGCTTTGGATCTCTTTGTGGGGCTTGCTGGCGTTGTGCTGGCTGCTGCTGCTGTTGCTGTTGCTGTTGCTGCATAGCTTGTTGATCTTGAGCAGAACGCTGCTTTTGAAGCCTTAAACGTTCTTTTTCTATGGCTATTTGACCAAGTGCAGTCTGGGCATCAGCAGATTTATCGTAATCTCCTGCCTCCATAGCCTCAGTATATGCTCTTTTAGCTTGCGCTTCTTGAGTAGTTATTCTGCCTTCATACTCAGACATATAGCCTTTATCTAAGGTAGCTAATCGCTGTTTGTATTGGTCATTCTGTGTTTGAACTTGCTGAATATACTGAACCGCAGCCGCTGCCTCTTCCTCTGCTTGGCGTCTAGCAGCGGTTAATTTTGCAATTCTTTTATTAACTTCTTTGCCGTATTTGTCTAATTCTTCATCATCCTGAACATTTGTTCGGGTTTCGTCAGAATCAGAATCAGCACTTAAAACTTCCGCATCTTCTATTTCAACAGAAGTTACTTCCTGATCTTGTTCTTGCTCTTGAATTTGGTCTTGGTCTTCAGACTGCATAAGATTTATTCCTCTTAACTGGACTATACATACGAAATATCTTTGGGGTCAAGTATCGTTGCGATAATATTATCGTCATTTATAATACGAACCTCAAGACCTTCCACTTTAAACCTATTTCCAGCATATCTTCCTATAAGAACCCAGTTTTTCTCAGAACACCACGCACCAGTTGGGAATTTCTGGGAGTCTTGGTATGCGTCTGGACCCAACTTAACGACATAAGCAGCTACGGTTGCGAAGGCTTCTCTGTCCCTAACTGCATCAGGAACATACAAGCCACCTTTGGTTTTTTCGCTAGGATAGTAGGGTATTATTAACATCCTGTAGCCTGTTGGCTGCGGTAGTCTTTCTAATACAGAACCGTCCAATTCAGATGGATCGTTCTCATTTTTATCCTCTTTTGGCTTGCCAAAAGCTGTCTTCATGGGCTTGGGTATGTCTTCCATGCCCTGTGGTTTTTTGTATTTTCTTGCAACGTTATCAGGAACGTATAGTTTTTTAGTCATCTGCCATCTCTATGTTTTTCATTGCTGCCCTGATCTCTTCCTCCATAAAGGTAAGACCCTTGATTTGACCTACTACATACCTGTATTCTTCAAAATTTGCGACATTACCTGTTCCAAGAGTGACCTCTAAATCACCTCTTTTTTGACGTAAGTGCTTGTATAGGTAATTTGCTAAATTCAAAGCGTCCATGTATGCCTCCCTATAGTAGTTTATACTACAGAATGCAAAACACAAGTATATATCCCAGAAATTTAGAAAACACCTTGAAATCTCTGGGGTCTTGAAGCTGAACTAAACTTACTTACTCGGCCTGCCGCGCTTCTTTGCCGGGGCTTTTTTAGATTCTTTTTTGGGGGTTGTTTTTTTCTTGGGCTTTTCAACCCACGCTTCGTTCTCTGGTGTGCTTGGGTCATCTGATATAAAATGTCCACTTCCATCACGGGCGCGCACGAGTTCTGTCTCTACAGAATGCGCAGCCGCACGTTTCTTTTCTCTTTCGACCTGAATCATCTTTTCGCGTACACTACTAACCATTATCCTAGTCCTTTCGACCTTGCGTTTAGGGCCGCTATGTCACGTTGCGTCTGTACACGATCTTCTGCAACCCTTGTTTTATCAGCCAAAGCCTCTTCTTGAAGCCTTAATCTTTGCTGATCTATTTGAGAGTCCATCATTTCTTTCTCACGATCAAAATCTTGGCGTTGCTCAAATTCCATTGATTTGCGCTGCAAATCTGCGGATTTTATCTGCAACTCCTGCTGCCTAATTGCAACCAATGGATCTTCACCTTGACTCACAGGCTCTACTGTCTGAGCATATTGTTCTGTCATCTCAGCGATAATAACCGCAGCTTGACGATCAATAGCAACCTTCAGCATTTGCATAGCCTCTGGATTCTGCTGAACCTCTGGGCCAGCTTGCTCCATAACTTGCTGTTGCGCTTGCTGTTCAGCCAACATGCCAATGTGTTCCTGTATATGACCTTGCAAAATAGCTAGTGTAGCAGCATTCATCTGCACAACAGGCGTACTCATAATTGCCAAATGCGTTTCTATGTGCGCTTGGTGATCCTGATCAGGAAATGCTTGCGGAGGAGCGCCAGTAAGGGCCATTTGATTTTCTTTTGCAGCATTTACAGGCTGTGGAGCAGGTGGAGCAGGCAAAATAGCATCAATATTGTTAATGCCTAAAGCTTCGTACATCTTGCGATATGCTTGATATAAGCCCTGCGGACCACCGTGTATTTGAGGATTTGACTGCACTAGCTGCAACTGAGTTTGCGCCAAAGCAATCCTCTGAGCCATAGAGAATATATTAGGATCACTGACTGGCAGTACATCAACTCTACCGTCAAAATCCTGCGCAAAAACTTCAGGTCCAAACTCTGTAGAAGGCATATACGGATATG